GGTCATACAGATACTTGACCTGTGTACGGTCCACAATGCGGTAGCACCGCTTCAGGTCACCGTAGAACAACAGTTGGCTTGCCGTTCCCGAAACAAACGACGGCGCCTGATCCGTCAGGTACACCGGCCGACCCATCAGCAAACCGGATGAACCTTCCTTGATCACGTTCCCGGTAAAGCCGTCGTACAGGTAACGGCCGTTTGCGCCGTTGTCGCGCAACTGAAGCAACGTAACCCACGTGGACGGATTCATAACCCACGATGCGTTTTGCTGGTACGACGGTCGGAGCGCCCCATACGCTGCAATGACATCATCAAAATCGACGTTGGTCGTTGCAGCGCCGGTACGAATGATGTTTGCCGCCGGATATGCAACGGTCACCGCTGAGTTGCTAAAAATGCCCTCTTCCTGATTGTTGGCCGCGGCCGTACCAACACAATGGCGCGTTTCACGTGCGCGGATATGGGCGCGGGCGTGATCGGCCATGATTTCGCCGGCCATGTCCACCACAGCATCGTTGGCCAGTTCGTCGGTCAGGTTGGTTTCCGCCGTCATCTTGTACGCCTTGAACTGGCGTCGATCGACGGTGAATTCCGAATTGGTGTACGCGGCCGCTTCGGCGGTGGCCGTCACGACGGTACGGCCGTTGATCACCGGAAGGTCGTACGGCTGTGCGAACTGCATAACGGACGCCAGCTGACGAATTGGCGCGTTCCAATCCTCCCACTTGACGAATTCGCCGGTTTGAATCGTCGGGATGGTGTAGCCACCGAACGGGGTAGCGGCGGTGCCGGTGCCAAGGGTTCGGTAGTCCGCAACGTCAAACCCGGTCGGGCTAGCGTCACGCTTCGCCATCCATGCCTTGAAATCGGCCATGTCGAAACCGTTGCCGGCGCGGTTTTCCGGGCGCACCACGACGTTGTTGCCGTTGGCGCGAATGGCATTAGCGCGGGCGCGGCGCCCCTCGACCGATTCTTCGTGATCAATCTTGGCGCGAATGTCAGTCAATTCCGTTTCAATCGCATTGAAACGGTCGAGTGCGTTTGCCGCGGTCGATTCGACAACGGCTTCCATTTCCTTCATAAGTTCGCCATGCTTGGCGCGAAGTGCAAACACGTTCATTGCTTCAGTTCTCCAAATCGAAGCCGCATGAAGCGCCGGCGCAAATCCGGTCGCGGGACATTGCACCGGTTGCGGAGGGCGGCTTCGGTTTCCTCCCCATACGCGGCGTTGTGAACGATTGAGATTTCGAACAGCTCCGCACGGTTGACGTAACGGGTGTTCTTTTCCCATTCGTCTTCCGTTGCGATGAACCCGAACGACATTTGCGAATAGATGCCGGCATCCAACAGCGCTCGGACATCGTTGCCATCCTGCGTGGCCGGCAGCATCGCGGCGAATCGGATCCCTTCCGGCGTTTCCTCCAGCCGGAGAGTTCCGCTACGCGTGTTGGCAAGTACGCGCCCGGAATCGTGTTCCACGTACATACCGATGTTGCGCGAAGTCAACGACTCCCGGAACGCGCCGGCGCGGATGATTTCCGTAAACGGCAGCGGTAGCGATTCCCGTTCATAGGGAACCGCCAAACCGGAAACGCGCTGGCCGTCCAGCTCGGCGCGCAGTTCGTAGGCCCGCCGCTCAATCGCCGGTTTCATTGGTTTCGTCCTCCTCTTGCTCGTCGGCGTTGACGGCTTGCCCCTTGACCGTGTCCAGGCGAACGGTCAGTTCATCGCCGTCCTCATGGGGTTCCACGCCCAAAAACCACCGAGCATCGTTCGGCGTGAGAACGCCGGCCATGACCAGTTTGGCAAGGTCGCGGGCGTGTTCCTTGATGCTGCCGCGCTTCAATTCGGTTAGGTCATGTTCCAACCGGTAGCCGGGGAATAGCTTTTCCTGTAGTTCGTTTTCGATCCGCCGCGCCCACGGGAAAAGCGTCGTATCGCACAACGTCCGCGTAGCGGCAAGGTCAATTTGGGTGCCGGCTTCCGCCGACGCTAGGAACGCGTACGGAACGCCCAACGCCCGCGCAACGTCCGCCATTGCGGCCGTACGGGCGCTGGTGATGGCCTCCATATCGTTCGTGCCCGAAACCCCGTCGATTGTGGCGCCGCCGTCAACCACCAGCGGTTCGGAGTTGCCACCTTCCCGCGACAGCTTCGTTTTCCATCCGGCAATGACGGATTGCTTGGCCGCGTCGGAAATCGGGGTCGGGAACCGGAACGCTAGGCGGCGCGTCGTGCCGGATTGCGCCATGGACGCCGCCCACGCATCAAGCTTGGCAATCAATTCCAGCTGTGTCTTGCATTTGTCCAGCGGCGATTCCCCCAGGAACGCCCACCGGCTGTGGGAAGCCTTGATATGAATGATGTCCGCGCTATCGACTTCCTTGCCGTCCAGTTTGTAACGGATTGGGGTACGGGACCAATCGATGATCACGCGGCCACGGTCCAGCGGAATCAGCTCGGCCGGCTCGCCGTTCAACGTGCGGGCGATGTACACGTATGCGTTGCCCATGACCAGCGCTTCGGAAACCATCCACTTCCGTAGATCGTGTCCGGTCACCAGTTCGCTAGCCGTGCCTGTCAACAGGCGCAACGGCGCCGGGTCGGCTTCCTTCCCCGACTTGTCATAGGCGCACAGGGTTACGCTCGCCAACAGGCCGGCAATGCCATCGATGGCCCGTTCCACCGCCGGCAATCCCTGAATAGACATGGCCCGCCCCGTATCGACCATAAAGGACAAGTCGTACGGTCCCAACAGGTAACGGCGAACGGATGACAGGAACCCGGCCACATATTCCCATTTTGAGAACGAATTGGCCGCGTCAATGGGTTACGGGGTGCAATCCTAAATTTTCCCGTTGTCCGCTTGGTAGCGGATGGCGCTACATGATCATTACGCCGCTAGCCGGCTGGAACGCGTTGGAGCGCCCCCGAATGTCGTACAGGCGGGCGGCGTTGTACGCGGCCACCAGGTTGTCGATATTGCGATCGCTGCGCCCCTTTTGGGGTTTGCTGTTGCCGTTGGGGTCCACGTAGACCGATGCGTGGGCGATTTGATCCAGCAAAACCGGATCGTCGTAGTACCGAAGCACCTTGCTAGCCAATAGGTGTTTGAAGGTAGCCCACGCCGGCGCGGCCTCTACTTGGCGCTGGCTACGTGCCTCCACGGGTAGTTCGTGCCGTTGAATCAGCACCTGATTGGCCCATTGGTATGACCAACCAACCGGGTCCACACCCACTACCTGTAGGTCAAACCGCTGTTTTAGGTCGGCCAACAGGGTTTCGACCATTCCAAGGTCTACAACGTCTTGTGCGCTGTGCTGCACGTAGCCACCCTGAATTTGCTCCCACAACCACGGCCGATCCTGTCGGATGCGTTCCATATCGCCGGCCGCAAACGCCCACGTGCGCAACAACCCGTATTCGCCGGCGTTGACCACCAGCGCAACCGCGGTTAGGTCGCATTTGCCGCCATGCACCGCCCCTAGAGAAAAATCAATGAACACGAACGCCGGACATCCCCGGTAGTCCTCCAGGGACCAATCAAACCGCTGGCGCTCCAATACAACGGGGTCAATTTCGGATTCGCAAAATGCGCCGGCGGGCAGATTCAGGTATTGGGTCCGCCATTCGTCCGTGCCGGCGCTAGACAGTTTGAACCCCTCCCACCGCTCGGACAGGCTTTCAACCGTCACGTGGCCACCGTCACACAACAACAGCGGGTTAGCGTTCTTCCATTGCTCTACATCGTCCAACCGGCTACCTGGTTGCGCTTGCCAATGGTGGATGGCCCAATGCTCCGGCATTTCGCCGGCCAGCAACCGCCGTTCCGCGTCCTTCCGCCAAACGGCCCACGGAAGGGACAAATCACCTTCGCTGGTGGTAATCATCAGCATGAGGCCATTGGGGAGTTTGCCCGCCGCCGACATCAGGCGGAAAAAGAACGCGTGTTCTAGCCGCGCCGCCTCATCCGCAATCAACAGATTTGGGGTAATGCCGTCGGCCCGCTTGGGGTCCATGGCAATGGGCTTGAATACGTTCCCATGGCAAAATAGTCCCTTCCGGCCGGCGGCACGATTGAACCGCCAGCCGTCCAATCCGTGAACCATGTTCGCCAGCGTGTCCACGCTCAATTCGGCTTGGTCGGTGGCCGTGCTGGCCGAAATCACCACGTTGTTAGTCCCAACCTGTTCCATGTAGTGCCGCGCCAACAGCGCCGCCAGCGTCGTTTTCCCGTGCGACCGGGCAACCGTGAACGACACCAGGCGCGGCGCCTTGCGCCGCCCCACGACATCGGCCACCACCGGAACCCAATAGGGGTGAAACGCAATGCCGGCCGGTAGCGCCGCCGCCCACCGGTCGATTGCCGGCCCGTCGTACAACCCGCCGTCCGCGGCCCGTAGGAACGCCTGTAGGCCCGCTGCCGGCACGGGCGCCAATTGATGCCGTTTCAGGACGGACGCCGCCCAATCGCGCCCTAGCGTCAAGAAATGGCCATCGGATTTGCCCATTTTGAGTGTCTGCAAATAGAGG